CGCCTAGAGACTTCAGATAACGTTTAATCAGGGAAGCTCGTCTGCGCATATAACACTCAATAGCATTTGGTGTTATATCATTCTGACCATACATCTTCCAAACTTTGGATGGGCTGTGAGGAAGTTTTCCCAAGTGGGCGTCATGCCACTTCTTAAAACGATGTGTCCTCCCATTACCCTGCCAATCGTAGGGAAGAGGGACTACACCAACAGGTAATACCTCATCACCAACAACATACTTGACAGTAACATAAGAGACACCAACTTTCTCTGCTGTTTTGCGTAGAGACTTAAGCTCTCGATAGAGCTTCCGGACCTCTTCAGGGTCTATACCCACTCGTTCTAAGGATACAAACCTCATTCCTGACCTCCCACAAGTTCATACATTTCAGCACCATTGCGACTACTTTGGTCAAGTAGATGACCCTGTAATCGTATCTTAATGAATCCTTCCTGTACCAATTGGTCAATAACCTCTGTAATCTGTGTAGCAGAGAAGCCTCGTCCAGACAAAGATGACAGCAACCGACTTCTCACAACGGTCCCTTCTCGCTCTATCTTTCGCTTGACAGCGTTATACACCATCATGAACTGACCAGCACCAACATCCTCTGTGGCTCTCTTAGCCTGACGTAATGTGTATTCAAGGAGTTTCTGTGCCAGTTTAATATGCCAAATCTGAATATCCCTACCCTCCCTATACTCCTGAACTCGCAGAAGCATTGCGACACGCAAGAGCAGGTTATCAAAACGAAACTCCTCTTTCTTTTCCATGCCCTTACCAAAGAGCTCTTCTTTCCATTTGATATACCACTCTGTGTAATACGCTTCAGCTTCCTCAGTCAGGTAGTATTCTCCCTGAGCATGAACAGCTATCCAAGCGAGCTTATAATACAGGTCGTCAATTGTTGGATAACCATCAAACCTTTTCGGAATAGCATATATTTTCGTAGGAACATCCTGATAAGCTAAAATAACACGGGACATGAAACCACCACCAAAGGCTTCTTCAGGTATCGACAATCTCAAACCATCTGGTGTAACACCACCCATAAGAGTAACATAAATGTCTTTTAAGAGCTTATCACCCCTGCCACGTGTTAACTCAGAGTCTGCGTCTGCACTATCAAATAATGCCGTAAGTAATGTAACCAGCCCTGAGTTATACTGTTGTTTCCCTAGGAACACTGCAAACTCACTAATACTAAGAGCAGCCTGCGAACCCTTTTCAACCTTTATCATCTGCCTATCGGTATAAAATGTACGCTCTTGTGGAAACAAGGCTCCAAGGATACCTTCTGCTGTCGCCTTACCTGCAATAATACGTACTTTCTTCTTATACGCATTTAATGTATCAGGCATATACTTTGGAAGCTCCCTCAGCAAATCATTTGCGATGGACATGGATGAACTCTTACGACAAAGAGATGGTGGAGCAACAAGTAGTACATATAGGTTAGGGTAGAGCGGTTTTGGAAACCACCTTAACCATGCTTCTCGTGTCAAAACTGTACTTAATAACCACAAAGCATTCCACGCAAAGAAGAGAGTTGGTGACTCCATACCACGACCAACATTTATAAAGTCTGTTAGAAACCCAGGTTCCGGCATATTTGCCTGAATAATTTTATCCACAACGTCAACAGTGTATGGTTTATGCTCAGGTTCATGGAACCCAACTGGTGTCTCTGAAAGTCTTCGTACGTTCTCTTCGTTCCGAACAACCATTATCTGAGAGACAGCTTCCTTTACGTATTTCCCTACCTCAAAGTCCACTATCTTCTCTTCAGTGCCCCCCAAACTTTCCTGTTGTTGGGACCCATGGGACTTTGACGGTCGCCCCCGTTTTCGCTTTTCCCCAGATGACTTGGTTGCAGAATGAAAGGCGCTTGTCACAACATCTTCGTCAGTCTCTGGCTCAGCCAGGGCTGAATTAAGTGCAAAATCCCATTCCCCCATGTTATACCTCCCCAAATGTTTTACCTACTGAGGGGTCTACTGCAACTCGTCGCTCAAATCCTCTAAACATGAACGGGCGTTGCATCTCCTCTACCATAATTTGTTTTACTCGCTCGATATGCTCATCCTTAACTTCCATAACCAACTGGTCATGAACTTGAAGAACAAAGTAAGCTGTTAACCCTTCCTGCCTAACTCTATCAAAAATCCGTCGCATAGCCCTATTTACCAGAGAAGCAGCTGACCCTTGGATACGCGTAGATAGTGCCTCTCTAATAATACCGCTCTCGTTTCCAAGAAAGGTCCGTATCCTACCAAATCCTGTCTTAGTTTGTCGAGTAGACAATACTTCCTCTTTAAGCGTTTCATACCACTTTACGTAAGCCTCATGTTCACTGAACCATCGTTTAGAAGCTTCTTTGAATTGGGCTAACGTTAGGTCAGCATCGGGAGCCTGAATAAGCACCTTCTCATAAACACCCTCATCACTCCCACCATACTGAAGACGACCAAACTGGAATACTTTAGCTGCCTTTCTATACGATTTCCATTTAGGATGGGTCTCATCAATACCAAAAAGACTTTTGGTATTTAGGTCGTGAATGTTCAACCCTTGGTCAGTAACCAACAGCAACCCAGGGTCTAACGTCTCAAATGCAAGGATGTAAACTTCCAAGTTGACGTAGTCGCAAGATATGAATGAATATCCAGGAGCAGCTTCAAAAAAGTCACGAACAGCATTGGATAAGTCTCCCTCATCCTCACTAGCATTTGGTAACTGCATTAAGTTAGGATTTTGACATGAAAGACGACCGGTTGCAGTACCTGCCATTTTCCAGTTCGGCCTAATACGGCCATCTATGTCAGGGGAATACTTTGTAAAGGAGCTCAACAGTTTCTGTGTTTTTCTGTACTCTTCAAACATATTCAACCAGTTGAGTAACTTTTCTAAGTCTTGCAACTCATCATTTCCATCTTTACGAGTGAACCCCTTAATAGTTTCTCGTCGATTAAGAAGTTTGCTTTTCAACATGAGTAACGATTCACTGTTAACAGCAGCTAGGCCAGTCTCTGTCTCTTTAAGCTGGTATCCAGCCTTTGTAACATCATATAATGGCTTAACCTGTTCTTTCAGTTTCAGGAGCTCCATGTATTCCTGATACTTCTTTCCTTCTCGCATCCGATTAAGCTGAGCTTCAGCCTTATGAACTGCCACTATAAGTTTATCGCGCTTCTTGACCCACTTTAGCTCTTCCTTCGTCGAACAATTTGGGGGGCAAGCGACAGACTCAAACTCATTTAGAGCAGCCTTAGCTTCGCGAAGCATTCGTTCTCGTAGTGCAAACTGCTCTGTAATCGAACTTAGCTCGTCCAAGCGCTCAAACTTTTTTGAAGGCTGACCATAAAGGAACCATCGCATATCATCTGTTGAGTCAAGGTTGAACTCCGATGGTAAATTACCTAACTCTAAAAGCCTGCTATGTAAAGAGTTAATATGCTTCTCAACACCCTGTTTCCATTTGTGAAGCTTAGTGAGGTTGATATAAATACCTCGCTCAGTCATATCTAATACAGGAGCAAGAAGGGGCTTGACCTCTTCGTTATAAAAGTCCCATAAGCCCATTTTCTTTATGTCAGCCACCATACGGTCATATATCTGAAGTAGTACAACGCAGTCCCGCATGTTGTAGGTACGAAGTTCAGTTGGGTCCATATCCCAGATGGAGCCTTCTTTGCTTAAAAAAGTCTCTTTCCAATAAGGTGTTTCTCCATAGATGGACGTAATGAACCCTAAGTTATGTTCTGCTTCAGGCGATATGGTATGGTGAAGCATAATCGTATCATCAACGTGGTCAGGATTTACAGGAAATCCTAATCGTCTCAAGATTGGTAAGTCGTATAGGGCATTCTGCACAACAAAGGGAACATCGGATTGAAAGAGTTTGTTTAGGGCCTTCTCTATGCGAGCCCATCCAGAGGCTGTATACGCAGGCATATTTGGCGCTGTCCGGAACGGTATGCAGATACCACTGGTTGGTGAGTCAGCAAGCCCTAAGACCACAATAGTAGCGAGAGAACGGTTAAGTGATGTTGTTTCTGTATCCAGCCCAATCCGTCTATTCTCTTTAATAGCCCTAGCAACAAAGTTCTCAACATCCTGTGGAGTAGGACTGAGATTGAACTCTTCTTTAGGCTTCTCCCAACCATCTTTAGCAATACGAGCAGCTTTCTCAAAGTCAGATAACCAAGCTACAGCGTTATCGGCGGTTCCTCCACCAGATTTCTTCCAGTGCTTTCGAATGACATAAGAAGGGTGATATGTTGGTATCACAAAGAACTTAAAGGTTTCTCCAGATGGTCTGTTGAAAACATAGGTGTATACAGAGCCACGAGCTTTGGTAATTGGTGTATCAATACCAAAAGCCTTAGAAGCTGTTGCCCCTAAAGCCATAATCGTTGTTACGTTGTTTGAAGCCAGATATTCGAGGTCAACAAAGAAGCCGGAGCGACACGCGGGTATCGCATACTTTCCTTCGTTCGAGTTGATGTCATTTTCTGGCGGACGACAAGCAATAACATTGCTTATGAACAACATATTGCGGTTGATATTATTTGTTTTGAGAGCCCAGTTTAGCATGGAACCTGAAGCGCCGACAAAAGGAACACCAAGGTTTTCTTCGTCAGCTCCAGGGGCTTCCCCAAAGATGGCAAACAGGGGCCTTCCTACGTCAGGACTAACACCAACAACCTTTTTTTTCCCGTTTAGTGGGCATAATGAGCAACGTGATTCAGTTCGATGATGATACATGACACCCTCCTAAAGAAGAGACCAAAGTCGTTTGCAAGTACACATGAAGTTCAAAGTGGTGGTCTGAGGAAGACCCTTTGATATATAAAGTTTATAGTCTGTGTTTGGCGGAAAGGCAGGTTCAGGTACTTCTGTTTGTTGTAATGGTATGTACCAGACTTCGTTGGCACTTACGTTCAATAAGCGGGGCTTCTCAATGATTACTACTTTCCAGTGGCACTCATCAAACCAAGGAACAGTGGTGTCGTCCTTCATGAGGACGTGAACCTTAAAACCCCATCTGGAAAAGAGCTTAATAAGAGCTCGAATATCCTCAGCTCCAGTTCGTGAAAATAAACCCCTGAAACGAATAATCGGGTACAACTCAGGATTTTCATTCATTCTCACTTTTAGAACACTTTCGACAACTTCAGCAGCAAATTCTGGAGATGGACAGTCCCCTCCGGAAAAGTATAACTCGATACCATAACGTCCAGCATGGTATCCCTGGTCAAAGAATACAGTGGATATGCTATCTATCCATGTGTTTTTAGGAATGTTTACCTTTGGCATAGTAATACCCCAAAGCAAGAAATAGGCTCCCCATAGGGGGAGCCCCAGTGTCCGTAGCCTTCGATTGTTTGCCCCCCAAACTTTCTCCGGTCTAGGGACATCTGATGAGTAGGGGAAGGAATCGAACCTCCCCGCAATGCGCCAGCCTACCCTATTACGCCAATCTCACTTCCTCTTGATTACTTCTAAATCAAAATTGTCTGACTTATAAGCAACGGCATCAAACAGCTCACGTTCAATTTGAGGTATCATGTTCTTGTCGGCCTCTTCAGTAGCCTCGTAGATAATACGGGCTATTGAATGCAAGGATTGAAGAAGAAAGCTGACAGAAGGTACGTTAGCCACGATAGCCAACTGACCATGTTCTTCCCTAGAACTCTCATCGAGTTTATTCTTAAAGATTGCAACTGCGCTATAAGGGAGCTGTGAAAAGACTTCACCTATATCTTCTACAGTTGCCTCAAAAGTCCTTCGTGTTTTAATTTCATCAGTCACTATGCTGAGATTGCTTCTATCAAGTCGTACTGCCATTTATGTCTCCCTAGAAAAAGATAGGGAGAGCATACGCTCTCCCATCGATTACGTTAAGCTAACGGTGCAAAATCCTGAACACGTTCCTGAAGATTGCCATTGTATTCCTCATTGTTAATTTTAACAATGAGTTCCTTCTGAAGGAGGTGAGCAAGCAGGGCTTCCTCAAACTGGTCGTCAGTCATACTTTCAGCCTGACTAAGGTCGAAGTTGGTACAGATAGCCAGTTTCTTTATCTTGGCAAGGAAGGGTCCCATTTTCTCAGGGTTGGTCGATGCCCAGATTGTATCGAAGATGTGGCGATTGCGAGGGTCAGCCCCATTGGACTGAATTGGTCCGAGGACTACCTGAAACTCGAGCTCTATACCAGGTGTGGATGTCCGCTTAGAGGCAGTACGAGCTGCCTTCACAATACGAACCTGATACCGTCCAGGTTCCAGAGTTTGGGTTACGGGTGCGTCCTTCAACGCTTTTGCATTAAACAGAGCCATAATGGTCTCCTATATTCTCACCCTGCTTTCGTGGCCTCATACGAAAGCCGTCTCGAAAGTCAGGTCTTATGAGCATACTACGACTTTTCTTTGTCGTCAAGTTGTTTTTGCAGGAATTCGTAGATTTTGCTGTAATACTGCAAAACTTGGATTCTCCAGCTTGTTAACTTTGAGTAGTCTGGTCTTTGCTTCATACCACCGATACTTAGTAGCATAAAGAACATACTTAGGGGCAGCCCCAGTATCAATTACTTCAAGAAAATACTCTTCGTCAAAGACACCACCAATAAGGTCTCGATACTTACCAGTCATTAGTGGCTTTCCTTCAAGAGCACCAGTTAGTTCGTCCTTTTCCTCATCGACCAGAGCTGTGACTACAACGTAGAACTTCTGGGAGACATCCTTCAGAAGGTTCCCAACTTGGGAAAGTTCTGTTTTAAGACGGCCATAGTCATCAAACTGAGCTTTATCTATCAACGGGTCCCGCTTGTTCTGGAGCATTATCTCTCTTAACAGGTATTCATCTGCAAGAGCAGATATTGTATCAATGACAATGGTTTGTCTGTCAGCCAGAGGTCCGTTAGGAGCAAAGTCTCCCTGACCCATGCGAGCATCGTTCAGCAACGTGTAAATTGTGTTAAACACTGGAGCACTTGGATTGCTGGGCAAAGAGAATACTTTGATGTCAGCATTTGTGTTTGAAGCCAACGAACGCAAACCCTTATCTGTGTCTATGATAAGGGGCTTTGGAAAAGAACCAGCCAGCGAAGTTTTCCCTGAACCTGGTTTACCGTAGATTAAGACACGAAATGTCTTAGTCTGGTCCGCACTGACAAATGCTGATATGAATGATGAATACGTAGCCATATTTCCTCCTAATGGTTTAATAAACTATAAATGACCCAACCCAACATCAATCCAGCAATACACGAAGCGATGAACTCCGCTATCTTGTTTGCCGTTGACATTGAGGAACCATTCTTCTTCTGAAGTTCTTTGAGCTTTTCGTCTGTCCAAAACTCCAGCTGTCTGTATGGTTTCACCATACTAATCCTCCTTCTCCTCACTCATTATCCAACCCTCCCAAGGCTCCACCGTGTACAACGGAAAGCTTTGGTTTAGTGATGGTACAATCCTTGACCTGCAAATATCCTCGTACTCACAACCAAACAGCGAACAACTCGTACCATTTCGTGGAAACATCTGAGCCTGAAGCATCAAGAAATCGGACGATTTTGGGGGGCAAGATGAGAGCATCTTAACCTTCTGACCGAGTTCGTTAAAGAGCCCTAACATATTTAGCTCAAACTCTCCGAGGGCCGTCTCGTTGCGATAAAGGATAGTCTGTGACACCTGCGCCCCAGTTCTAGCTGGAACACCATTACGCATCTGTAGAAATGCCACATCCAGCAATACACCAGTGAAGTTAAGCTTGTACTCTTGTTTTGTCTGGAGTAAGCCCCAGATATACGCTGTTATCTGGTCCTGAGTATTCACACTGGATACCATGTTTGCGATGGAGTAAGCAGTTGTTTTGTGCTCCACAATGAATATCTCTCCGGTTGACTTGCGCTTAATAACTGCGTCGGGACGAATAGTCATCGTGAAGAGCCCGCCAACAGATGGATAGAGTTCTTCTTCGACATGAAGGACTGTGTATTCGTCCAGGAGCTTCTGGCCAACTTCTGAGTACCAAGCTTCGTACAGGATGTCAGCTCTTGTGTAATCTGACTCAAAGTCAGATTGGTTTTGATACTCGCCCTGCATATCAAGCAGCTCTTGTTTCAGCGTTGCTAACCCAGCATCGTACCCTTTCCCTAGATAGACCTGCTCTAGGCCATTATGCCATGCTTTCCCAAAGATAAGCGCTTTCCCAGTATACTTTGGTAAAAGCCCGCAAGGGTAGCGAAGGTACCACTTTCTTGGACACGATTGATACGTGTTGATAAAGTGAAACCCACGACTACTCTCTCGTCGTGTTTCCTGCAAATCTTGCATATAAACCCCCTTGTCATTTAATGACAAATGTCCCGTTTCGGGTTTGAACCGAATAGGCTCCGCCTAATGGATGTTTGACACGAGGCTCCCACGGGACAGTATTTGCTTATGTAGCAAATACTTATATTAAAGCTCTAAGTGAGCTTTATAAAACTTTTGTTGTATAGGTCGTATCGAGTGTCTATCTGATGAAGAGCAGATATTGGGGTTGTAGAGATAAAGTGTTTATAAAAGCCACACTCATTCTTACCTTCAGGACATCCACATCGGTAGATACAGTTAGGAACGAGGACTTTACCAAGTTCCCTCAGAACATCATCGTCGCTCTCCATGAGTTTTTGTTTCAGCTCTTCTACAGTTTTACGTGTTTCGTGAAAAGTGCGCCGACAAAGACGTTTGCGTGCCATGTCAATAAGAGCTTGTGCGTTAAAATCTTGAGCCAAGTCGGCAACGTCATCGTCTTTATGTTCTGGAAACCAATCTGGGCGTGAAGATGATACGAAAGGAACACTGTGAACGTGCCTAACCAAATGAGAAACCACACGCTTTGGTAGCCCTAACGCTATCATTCGGATAACAAAGGCTCGAATGGGTGAATGTTCTGCCTTGAAGTAGAAGGCAGCAGTCTTGCCATGTGCCCCATGCTTGAGCTCACTCCGGTCAATGCGAGCTGTGATGAACGCAGCTTCACGCACATCATCGAATGATGTGAGTTTTCGTATTTCCATAAGTCCTCCAATGTTTATTTATCGTTAGTGTCAACGAAGCCTATCCTTGGCTCATCTGACGTTGTGTACACCTCTACAATGGTTCTGTGAACATTGCGTGCAACAGGTT